CCGTTCGAATAGCCCGCAAACGCGTCACGCAGCTGTTGTTCTGTGTAAACGTTTTTGACCGTTGAGGGTATGCTGTCCTTGACTTGGAAGTAGGCAAGCTGCCATCGGTTGTTGACAAGCTGATACGTTGTACCGTTTGGTATCAGGTAGTAGAAATCTGCGGCATTGAAGCCTGTCGGCTTTGTTGCGGGTAGCGTTGCTCCCTGAAATATCCTGCCCGCGCCTGTCGGTGGCGGGTACGATTGTCCCTTGACAAGTTGCAAGCACATCATAAGTGCGAACGTTGTGAGGATAATTACTGCGATAATTTTTTTCATCTTCTGTTAGGTATGTGAATTTTTGATTTGCTTGTTTTCGTTGCGCTTCCAAGTAGGTACATTACCCCGTACCGCTTCGCATCCATAGCGTGATTCCAGTAGTCAATCGGCACTTGTAATGATTTTCCGTTCTTGTCTGTCTTCCATCGGTAGTTGCGTTCCTCCTTTATTACGTTGGTACTCCTTTCGGTAATGAATATCGGGTACTGCTTCACAAGGTCAATGCCCGCGCGCACGCTGTCAGCCCCTTTGTCTGCCGCTACTGCGCGTATTCCCATCAGCTGTAACTCCGCTATTGACTTGGGTTCGGCAGAATCGCAGACGACAATTGCTTTCGCAATTTCAGGGTACGCTTTGATGATGCGGGCAATATCCGCGTTGGTCAGTCCTGTTTGGTACGCAATCTCATCCACGTGAATCGCTCCATCTGAATACCTGATGTCAAGTATTGCTGTTGGGTCGTTGGTGAACCCGAAGTCAACGGCAACAACGCGCTTTGCGCTGTCAGGCATCGTGGCAGTTGTCTTCCAGTTTGTAAAGATAACCCCTTCAAGCAATCCAATTTCGCCCTCTCCGTATGTTTTCCACCACAGCGGGTCAATGTGTCTGCGCGCCTCTATTTCGTGAACAATGCTCTCATCAAGGTATTGGTTGTCCTTGTACGTTGACTTGATAAAAACAAAGTCTTCGGCATTACGCTCCTGCATAAACTCGTGAACGTAGAACTCCGCAACAGGGTTGAAATCGCAAAAGGTTATGAGTTTTGTTCGTACGGTCAATTCATCCCAAGCCCTCTTGTGAACGTTGTTCACCTCGTTCAGGTACAGAATGTCACGCCTTGCCCCACGCAACTTCGTGCCATCGTCTGCGCTGAAGAACTCAATCACGCTTGTCCCGAATGTAAAGCGGTTGCTGCTCTTGTTGTGCATTTCTGCCGCGTCAAGTCCCATCTGATTGAGAATGCCGATGAAATCGCGCATTGCGCCACGCTTCAGGTGCGGTAACGATTCAGATACAATGGAAATCAACAGCCCTTGCCGCTTCTGGGCAATCAATATCAATAGTTGCAGGATGCTCCACGTTTTGGAACTTGACGTGCCGCCCTGATTGATTACAAACCGCGCCCCCGAATGGAACGCCTGAATGTTCCGCTTGAATACTGCGGTGAGTTTCAACATTAGAGTTTGTTAATCAGGTCTGCCGTTTCTCCATCAGGGGCAAGCACCTGAATTGACGCGGTCATATTCACTTCGCTTGTTTGCTGCGGTGTACCGATTGCCCTGTTGAGTAATAACTCCCCTGCGAAAAAACTGCCTTTCTTCAGGCTCGTGAAAAGGGCGTTGGCAATCATCTTCTCAAGTATTGTCGCGTTGGGGTTGTCAAAAATTGCCTTCAGTTCCTCCAACGTGAGTGACATCATTACAAGGATACAATCTGTTATCTCTTGCTTATTGTACCCGTACACCTTCAGCAATGAAATTTCTTTGCGCGGTCTGCCCTTGCGATTAATGCGTGGGTCATCTTTTGTAAATGGTACAAGGTTCTTTGTTCCCGCGTTCATATCATTATCCCGTTTGCACGAAGGTAGTTATTGTGAATGTTTTGTAGTTCATCGGTGTGCTGTTTCTTGTCGCCATACCTTTCGTGGCATTGCCTACACAGCGCCATCAGGTTTTCAATTGTGTCTTGCTTCTTTGTCCCTCCCATACCCCTTGCCTTTATGTGGTGTATGTCAACAGCAAGCTGTCGGCAAATTTCGCAGGGTACAAAGTCGGCAATTGAAAATTGGAGCGACTGAAGATACAACTTTGTGTGCGCTTTCATTTGTTCAGAAACGCCTTCAGCGGGTAGAACACAAGGGAATTTCTATACCCGCCTTCGTGTGTCGGGACAATCGGTGTTACACCGTGAACGTTCCTCCACGCGGGGTAAACAAGTATTGAGTTGTCACGTTGCCCAATGGTCGCCCCGTAATCAGGTACGCTCAAATCCCCGCCTGTTGAGTTGTGCTTTTTACAAATTATTACGTTCACCGCGCCAACAATGTTCCCCGTGTCCTTGTGGTAAGCTGCGGAGATATTGTAATTTGAGATTGAACTTGTAAACAACTCGCCAAACTTCCATTTGCTGTCAACCCGCTTGAACAACTCCACTTGCTCCTGATATTGCTTTGGTAGAATTTCTTCAATCAGCTTCCCGCTTTCAATCGCAAGCATCCACATTGCCTTGACAAAGGTTTGCGCTGTTTTACAAGAGTGAACCGATGAAACGCTGTTGTAATTTCTTCGCATATGAGGTCTTGCGGGTATCGCGCCAATAATTGTTGAGAACTGCGCCACCGCGTCTTTGCCGTGTATTCCGCTTGAGCGCGTCATTACGCTTTTGGGAACGTTCTTACTTCTCAACTCCGCGTTTGCCAAGTCAGCCAACCCGCACATCTTGTCGGGCATCTTTGTTAAGTAGAAGCCAATAGGTTGCCCATCAAGGTAAAACACGCTGTCCTCGCACACGTTGGGTTCAATTTTCGGGCAAATGTCGCCCACCTTCACGCTGTGGTTGACTTGTACAAGGTCAATTCTTTTCATCTGTTTCTTGTTTTACAATATCGTCAAACGTCTTCTTCACTTCGTCAAAACTCCTGTTGTTGTCAATGATGTACAACTTTCGCATCCCATCTGTTTTCTTTATCAGGGACAAGTGGTTTTTCAGCTTTTGCTGATAGGTTCTTTCGTTGATTGCCCCTCCCCTCATCGCAATTCTTCGCGCATTGTTTTCCAACGATGTTTTCAAGTAGCACAACACCAAGTCAAAGTGCGGGCGCAATTCGACAAAGTCCTTGATTTGACAATAGTAGTTGCCCGCAATAATAATGTTTTTGTCCTTATTCGCAGCGACTTCCCGCAGCACATCCTCCTTGCGTACACCACTTAGGCTGTCTGCCCCGTAAATCTTCTTGCCTAACACAAACAAGTTGTCGCCAACCTGTAACAGAAGCCCGCTTGAAGATAGAACGTTGCTAAATATCAATGCCGACTTGCCAACACCGTAGTTGCCAACGACAAAAATTACTTTCTTTTTAGTGGAACTCACGCAGGAACTTTTTATTGATTGTTTCCTCTCTGAACTGCCAAATTACATCCCAACAAACGCCAGTAACAACAGGCTCAATTTGCTTCAACTCGCGGTACATCCTGTCAATGTAGTATCCAACGTACCTTTTGCCAAGCCTGTACTTTTTGTATGCGCAGAGCGATGTTTCCACCTTGAAAATGTCGCCCTTGTTCTCGCGCAGCAGCCTCAAGAACGCGTTGTGCAGCAGGACTGCCTCCGCTGCGGTCAGCTTTTTGTCAACCAAATCACCCCTGCCAATCGCAAAGGCAACACCGTTCCTGCAACTTTCAGCCTCAAGCATATTCAGTTGTGTCGGCTTCAGGTTAATGTCGGCAATTTGGTTCAGAGTGTCCAAATAATTGAAAAGAGAAAACCGCCCAAAGTACTTGATGCGTGAAATCTTCTCATAAATTTCAGCGCAGCTTTTGCTTGCGAAGTACGCCTGTTGGCTGTTCTTCACCAACGCTCTGTAACTCTCAAAGCATTCGACAAACTGATTGTTTGACTTGATGCGCAGCCTGTCGGTTTGGAAAATCAGTTTGCTTTTGTTCCCGCGCCACCAAAGGGCAAGCCTGTCCCTGTCCACAAGTGAAAATTCAGGGAACTCGTTGTAAATGTAAAACGTGGTGACTGCGGAGTAGCAGCAACCGTAAATGAAGGCAATCCAGTACCTCTGCTCAATCGTCAATTCAAACCTTTCGGCAATGTACCTCAAGCAGGTCACAGCCGTATCAATGTCGCACGCCTCAAGGCTTTGCCTGTGGTACTCCTGATATGAGATAAATTGTTCTTGGGTTTGTATTTCTGACACGATTGCGTTTTTGGCAGTTTTTCTTGTTTCTCCGCAACGTTTGCGGTTCGGTTGGGTTACGGCTCAAATCGCGCCCAATCGTTGCGGAGATTTGTTCTTTTTCACTTCAAATCACAAATTTCTCATACGGTTTTACCTCTCTTGCGCTTTCAACCCCTGACCTGACAAAAATATCTTTTGTAGAGCAAAACGCAACAACCCCATCCGCGCTCCATTGCCACAAAGGTCGCCTTGCGTTTCTTTGCGCTACAAGTTTGCCTTCCTCAATTCCAACGTACGCAAACGCAATCTTGTCGCCCCTGACGAACTCGTCATTGTTCATTTTTTGAATCAGCACAAATCCATCGTTATCGTGCGGCAGTTCAACTCCAAACTCGCGCTCCATACCTTCCCTGCTCCGTTGAGAGATTACACCGTTAAACGCAATACTTTTGTTCTGAAATGTAATCGGTTGGTTGTTGTCCTCGTTTTGGTAGTCGCCCGAAGTGGCGTACCTGAAGTGCGCGATGAACAGCGCGGGCTTGCTTGAAAAAATGGACGACAAAAACTCGTTGTAGTCAAGAAACCGTTTTGTTTCAATCGCGCCATCTTTTTCGAATGAGTAACCAAACGAATGAAGCCCCCTTGCCCTGCTGTTGTCGAATATCTTTTTCAACAGCACAGCGTCAAAACGCCCCTTGTACCCGACAATTGAACACACGGCTACGCAAGTTTTGATTGTTCTTCTTTCAGCTTTTCAATCAAAAAGCCGCCAATGTACAAGCCTTGCCCTCTCCAAAAATTGATTGTTTTAAGCGCATCTTCATAATGCTCCGTGTTAAACTCAATCAGCACAGCTTTCTTCACGCCATCTTGCATTGCCTCAAGTTCCCTTGAAACGTCTTGCTCATCAAGAACGGAGTAGTCAACACTTGGCTCAATGGCGGGTACGTTCACGCCCCAATCGGCAAGGGGCAGTTCCCCCAATTCGTTTGCCAAAATGTCCCAGTCCCAATCGCCAAAACTCACGTTGTCCTTGATTACAAACTCGTGTTTTTGTTCTTCTGTCAAGCCCGTTGCGACAATCACAGGAATGAGCGTTACGCCCGCCTCCTGCATTGCCCTGAAGCGCATATTGCCTCCAAGGATGTAGTTGCCCTCGTCAATCACAATTGGTCGCAGGGGCATCATTTCGGGAAACTCCTGAATGCTCTTGACAAGTTTCTTGAACTTGTCATCCTTAATCAGGCGCGGGTTGTTCGGGTTCAGCTTAATTTCTTTTGCTGTCAGGTATTGCAGTTGGCTCATATTGTTTTTACTTCAACGTTATGTATTGCTTTTAGTAGCTTGCATTTGAGTTTGTACATCTGTGCTGCGGGCGTTGACTTGCCCTTGCCTGTCACAAGGTACGGGTTCTTGACATCGTGTATCTCAACCCTGCCATCAGCGAAGGTAACAACAAAGTCGGCAATGTACTTTGTAATCAGCTGCCCGTTGACCTCAATGCGGTACACAACCTGTCGCGCAATATCTGTCACGCGCTCTGTATTGCTTGCTGCCTTGCGCAGGGCTTCAAGGTTCAACCAATGCCTGTACTCTGCCATTGAATCAAACTTGCCAACGTTTGTTGTTATCTTGTTCGCAAAATACTTCGTTGCCATTAAACAGGCACTCTTGTACTCCAAAACTTGTAATCAGTAATCAGGGGGTGCGCTTGTGGAAGCGGCTCAAGTATTCCATACTCGACCAATTTGCGAATCACTTTCACGTTGCTTCGCTCAAAAGTTCCATCTGTGTGCTTAAAAAATGTATTCTCATCGTGCCACGTTTCTTGAATAGTGTGCAGCGTTGCGCCTTTTTCAAGTTTGTTTGTGACCTCGCGTTGTGCTTTTGAAAGTTTCATCGTTGTTGGTTTATGCTGCGAATGTAGCTGCCGCAGTTGACAAAAGCAATTCCAATAACGTTGAAAGTTATACACAAGGCAATGTTGAAAAGTGTAACGTTGTAAAAGGGGGAGTGTTACGGCACTCCCCTACTCAACAACAAAGCTGACAACAAAACCGCTTCAAATGTAACGGCTAAATGTCAAGTCTGTATTGCTGTTGCAGCAATCTGATTCCAGATTCAGTAAGTATCTGATAGTGTGCAATCCATTCTTTGGTCAGGAAGATTTGCTTTTCAAACCCCTGTTGCTTGAAGAATAAGAATTGCCCTTCAGACAGCATAAACTTTCGCTCCATCCTGTACACTTTGCCCGTGTCGGTTTCGTGTAGCACTACAAACTCAAAACGCTTGGCGTTGTTTAGGATGAAGTGATTGAAGCCGTACGCATTTGCCTTCTTCAGAAGATGCTCTGCGCTGCTGCGTTCCACGTGCAACGTTGATGTGGCTGTATTTATCACTCCAATCCTTCTCCGCACCCGTTCGCCCTTCATCCGAAGGTAGATGTCAAGGTGTGTTGCGCCCGCGCTCTCAATCAATAATACTGCGCCAGTTTCCTTGTCTGTTACTTGCTTCATATCTCCACCTCTGTTACCCGCATAATTTTGTAGCCAAGCGACTTCAATAACTGAATCGCGCTCTGTTCTGTCAATTGACTTGCTGTGTTAGGGGCTTCAACATCAAACAGAATTTGCCGTTGCTCGTCACGCCTCTCCCAAGTTTGCCTGTTGACGCGCGTACAGCTTTCAATCAGGAACAAAAACACCCTGCCGTAGGAAACGTCATCTTGAGTGATTCCAAACCTTTTGCCCGCCTTTGCGAAGTCGCGTGTTGTAAACACTTTGCCCATCTTGTTGAGGGTTGCCTTGAATTGTTCTTCTTTTGTCATTGCTGTGAGTTTTTAATTGTTTGATAAATTGTTGTTAATGTTTCGTCTGATAGCTTTTCAAAGTCTATTGTGAACTTAAGGTAATGCAGCAGCTTGTAGCGGTTGTAAGTTGTTTTCAGTTCTTCGGTTTCAAGTTCAAATATTGTCCTGCTGAAATCGCTGCCACCGATTCTAATAATCCAACCGTTGCCTTCAAGGTTTCGTTTGAACTTGTACCCATTACCAATTGCTTGCGTGTTTGTTACCCGTTCAATTACAATCCTTCTGTATTCAAACTTAGTGTAGCCCGACTTCGCATACAATACGTCACCGACTTCTAATGTTTTTTTGTCCATTGTGTTGTGTGTTATTTGATTAGTTTGTTTTCTTGTGGCGCAATAAACGTTTTCAATTTTGTATCCATCAGAGAAATGTCGCCCATATCATCAACCTCTGAAATCATTTTCTCAAGCGTCTTGTCGGACGCAAGTTGTATCCGTGTTACAAGCGTGTCGCATTCAACACGAAGCTGACGAATGCGCTCCTGCTTTTCAGCTTCCTTTCTTTTGTACTCATCCCACAATTCATCGTACTCTTTTGGTACAACAAATATGTCCCGTATCTTAATCTTGACTGACGCTCTCTGCATCATATCGCCTTGCGAAGTGCCAAGCCAAGTTTCGGAATACCTGCTTGAAGTGTGTTTCATTGCACGCTCACAGATAACCTGCTTGATGTGTTCCTGCGATTGTATTTCAAGTTTCCCTGACAAGGCAAGCCCGTAGAAATAATTTTCTAACGATGGCGGTTGCTCCGTATCATCGCGCTTGATTGCGTCAATCTGTTTTGTTACTTGCGATTCAATTCTATCAATTAAGAATTTGCGTTGTGATTGATTCATTGTGTTTTGGTTTTAGTTGGCTTTGGTTTGAAAATGATTGAGTACATTTTAACTCTCTGAACGTTCTTCTCATATCCGCAAACTATTCTTGCGTAATTGCCCTCACTTCTTAATTGCTCAACGTACTTTTTTGCGTGATACTCCGATGATGTAGATTCTTTGCGAAATGTTTGCGACCATTGCCTTGTTGATGTTTCTGTAATTAAAAATAAATTCCACCCCTGCTTCAGCATTTCTTTGTGCTTGTCGTTCCAATACTCGAAATTTGAACCTCTGTTTGCCTCAAGCCTTTTTTTGTAATTGTCGCAATCCCACTTCAGGCGTTGTTGCGGTGTCATATCCTGTCTGTGTCCCATTGCTTTATTTGTGTGTTTGTTTGTATTCGGTTTTGCTTAATGCTTTACAATACTGAACGATTGCAATACACTTCTCACAATCGGCTTTGTCGCTTGTTTCATCGTGGTTCGGGTCTATGTCAATAGCATAACCGCACAACGTGAACTCGTTGTTGTTCGGGCAGTACAAATGCACTTCACCGAAAATGTTTACACGCTCTTGCATTGCGCTTCCTCCATTTGTCTTTTAACTGCTGCGGTTGCTACGGCTACTTCCAACCGTGTCCACGCTTCGTTCCATTCCTGAATGCGCACAACTATCTTGTGGCAAACTTCATCCTTGCGCAACTTGATTAAAGCTGCTGCGGCTTGTTCCAGTTCTGTCATTTCGTTTTGTTGTTAAGTGGTTTGATTGATTCAATTACAACCTCAAGCTGTTTCTCATCAACCTTGTTCTGTTCGTTCAGCAAAATGTCAACAACCGATGTCGGCAATGTTAATGCCTTCGCCATCAGCGTTCTTTGCGTTCCATTAATCAGTTCGGGGTTGTTGAGCAATCGCTGTAACGTTGGTCGTGTTATGCACATAGCGTCTGCCAATTTTAGCTTAGTCAGTCTGCGCGCTATCATTAGTCGGTTCAATACTTCCTTTTTCTTCATCTGTTTTTGGTAGGTAATGGTTAAGTGATTTTGCAAGCGCATCGCCTTCGCTCCTGTTGCGTCTTGTCTTTTCTCCTGCTGTGTATTGGTTATGCGTCTGCACATTAATGTCGGCAATCGTTTCGCAACGCTCGTCAAAGAACATTGTCAGCCATTCAAGCAGGGTGTCGTATCCAAAGCCCGCGTACAACTTGCCGTACTTCTGTTGCTTAAATGCGAACTGAAAGAACGTTTTGAGCTCTTCTGCTGTTAGCTGTCGTAATAGCGGGTGCTGCGTGAAGAAGTCCCCCATAGTAATTACCGTTGCGGCAGATACAGCCCTGCCCGTTGGTAGCAAGGATACATACGTTGCAATCGCTTCTGTGGCGTGCAACCTTATTACTTCCTTGCCTTCCTCTGTTTCAAGAAAGCGCGCCAACGTTTGCGGCTTGTTCTGTACCTGATACAACGCAAGCTGTCGAACATTGTCAAACGGCTTTGCTGTTGTCAATAATGTTTCGCAGCGACTTCGCAAGGTCAGCGACTTGTCCTGTGTTTGTAGTTTGTTTTCCATTCGCCTTGATTTGTTCTATGATGTTCGTAATTCGTGAATTGATTTGCCGCAACTCAATCTGCTTCTGCTGCCACGCATCCAACTTTGCCCAGTTGTTCAAAACGTATTGCCAAACTTCGGGTGTTGTCTTGTTCCCCGCTTTTACAGCTTCCAACTTATCAAAGTACGCAATCAACTCCTTCAATGCCTTGCCATCCGCGTTGGTAATGCGCAGCGGCAGCTGAAATTGAGCGTACCATTCAGAATAAATTTGCATACAAGCGGTAAAATCAGAAAGGGCTTGCGTTGCCCGCTTCTTGCCCTTAATCGGTTTTGGCGGCAAACATTCCTGCTCATTCTTCCCGTTTAACGCACTTTTAAGCACTTCAGGCGCGCTTTCGCCCGCTTCGCTGTGAAATCCGACAGCCCCCGCGCAATCGTTTGCCTGAACCAATTTAATTGCTTCGTTTGCGTTTTTGTAAACTCCACCCCCTTTTTCCTTTTCCTTTTCCTTTTCCATATCCTTTTCCTTATCCTTATACCCTTGCAAGGGGCTTGCAAGGGGCTTGCAAGGGGCTTCAAAAGGTTTTGATAATTTCAAAGTGAACGGGTCAATGTTGTGGCGTTGGAGTTCATTGATAATTCCAACGTGCGCGCGGTTGTTTTCGTGCAGCCCTGTTCCGTATTGGTGTTCAATGAAGTCAGGGAAAAAGTAAACATTGCGCTTCACTTCAACCGCCTTGCCCTCTGAAATGAAAAACTCCGCAAACTCGCGTTCGGAAACATCAACGCCCGCGTACAGCTTCACCGCTTCAAAGTCCTTTATCCACAACCCTGTGTGTGCGCAGTCGCAAATTGTAAACAGGTAAAACGTTTTCAAGTGTTGCGGTAATGAGCGCACGAACGGGCTGCGCCAAAAGTTTGTATCAATAAATCTTTTTGCCATTTGGTTTAATGTTAAACGGGGGCAACTATCGTCACCCCCGTTGGTTAGTTATTGTTCAGGAAATAATTTAATGAGCATTGTGGTGCTTTTCTTCTGTGGCGGGAACACTTCGTTGATTTCGCCCGTGTCGGTATCTGTTAAGAACTCTGAACCCTTAATCTTTTTGATTAAGTCCTGCCGTTCCTTAACAAGCAAATCAATTTCGGCTTTCCTTTCCAACAAACGTTTCAGCACCGTGTCACCGCATTGGCTGAAGTCGTAACGCGTACCCGCTTCCTTCAAACTCAATTCCACACCAAGCGCAGATACCTTCTGACCTTTCGGAAACTGCTGCACCCATTCAATTAACTGCGGCTTGATTTCTTCATACGCTTGTTCCAACGCTTCAATCAGCGCAAGTATTGTCGGTGCGGCATCCTGCACCAACAGGTTGCCTTCCTGTATTGGATAAAGCAAATCATCCTTAATGCGTGCAATGTCAAGCTTTGTCGGTTGCCACTTTAGCGGCAAGTCGTTTGTGATTGTTACTTTACTCATTTGCGAAGTTGTTATTTGGTTCAAGTTCAATACCGTGTTCCTTAATGTACTCGTCACGCTTCTTTTCTTCTGCGGCAAGTTCTTCAATTTCAGCTTTGTTCATTTTGTACTTTGCCTTGATTGCCGCCAAGCTGCCGCCCTCGCGGATAAACTGCAACGCTGAAGTTCCCCGCGTTGTCAGCGCGCCATCCTTGCTGCGCAGGTTCAGCCACGTTGTAGGTTGAGCATCCGCAACCTGCGCTTGCTGTGTACTTGCGCCAACAACCTCGTGTGAATCGTTTTCAATGTCAGTACCATCGTCAACTGGGATAGTGAACATTTGAAACATCATTGACTTGAACGCGGTTGAGTACGCTTTGCCCGTTGCCTTGTCGCCCGTGTCCATTGCATCGCCAAACACAACACACTCCAATTCGCTGCCATCTTCCACAGAAATAAACGTGTAACAAATCTCAAGTGATACCTTGAACATTAAAGTTCCTCTGCTTGTTTGGAACTGCACCTCGTTTCGGTTGAGCGTTTTTATCTTCAGCACAACCTTGTTCTTGATTAACAGCGGGTGAAAGGTTTTGTAAACGTCTTCAATGCCGCGAAACGCGTACCCCTGCTCCTTGTTCTTCCGCAATTTTTCAATTGCCTCCACTTCGCTTGTAACAAGCAATAGTGATTCGTAAATTTTGTGTGTCTTCATTTTGTTGTTGAGATTAATTGTTTAATTCAGATAAGTCATACGGGCTTATTACCGTTTCAATTTTGCCGTGTTCAACACAGAAGTTGCGTACTGCTGCGGTGAATAATGTAACGTCACCCTGAATGCGCTTAATCGTGAGCATCTTCTTGTCGGGGTTGTACATTCCATCCATAAACACGCAATTACCACCGACCTCTATGCGATGAGCGTTGTACTGTTGTAACGTTGTTACTTTTGCCATTTGGTTTTGATTGTTTGTATAGTTTATAAATTAGTGATTGTTCTGCTTGACATAAATCGCCAAGCGTTATTTCTTCGGGGTGCTTTTTTTCGTCTTGTGCAATCAACTCTGCTTCCTTGATTGTTAACTCATACCACTCAATTGCATTGTATTCAACAGAGGGCTTGCCATCAAAACAAAGATAAACAACGTTATCGCTTATCCACGCAATAACGTTGTCATTCTTTTGCAGTTGTCGCTTCATTCAAATTCAACAATTAATTGTTTTGATTGCGTGCGCAAATCAGTTGTAACAACTCCTTCAGGAAGCAAACCTTTGCCCGCAACGTAGTAATAAACTTCAGGCTTGCCTTTCTCAACCATAAACAAGTCAAGTGATGAACCATTCTGCTCGTTAGTATTGTAAACCCCATTCCATTCATACTGCTCAACGTCTTCACCGTTGTCGTACTTTATAACGCAGACAACGTTCTGACTTAATCTGTCAAGCGTTCTTACAAACTCCGCAGGAATGCCACGCCTTGTTTGCAGCGTGTAGGCTTCTTTGTTAGCAATGTACGTCTTCAGGTCAAACGGTTTTGATTCACCGCGCTTAACTCCTGTCAATTTGATTGTTTGTGTTTTCATTTCATTTTGTTTTTAATGAGTGAGATTAATTCTTTCAAGTGCTTTTGTTTTGGCTCATCACAATTTCTTGTCAAGTCAATAAGCGGCATACAATCAATCGTTGCGCTCCACTTCTTCCCAGTTGAACTACTTTGGTACGTGACATAGTATTGCCCCTGTCCTGTTGGCTCAAACCTGAAGTCTGTCCGCTTAATTTTGTATGTCTTGCTCATCGCAGAAGGTTGTTGGATATTGTTTGTCAAGTTCTTCGTTTAATGCCATCCATTTGCGCGTGAGCATCTTGCTTTGGAACTTCACCGCAATCTTGTTAAGGCAGTTCACCACTTCAATTTGATTGCGTAGTGATTCTTTTTCCTGTTCAAAGCGTTGCTCAAACATTTCGGCAATCAGCTTTTGTTCTTTGATATTCATCATCGTGTTAGGATTGTAGCAATTTTCTGATTCATTTCCATTAGCAGGTTTGTAATTTCTTGGCAAGCGGCAAGGTTCAGGTTGTACTTTTGCATAACGTCAACAACCTTAATGCCCGTGCTGCCTGTCAATTCGTTTATCTCATTGTAACGCGATTCAGAAACAACGCAACCAATTATCGCGTCATCGCGGTCAAAGTCAATCGCGTCAAAGTACACTTGAACTTCAGCCCGCACCCATTTCTTTTTGGCTTCCCTTGTGTTTAGTTCAAACGTGAATAACTCGTGGCGCAGTTGTGTATGCGGTGAGCGTTTGTCTTCCTTCAGCGCAATCATATTGCCGATGGCACTCATTACCACCTCCCCAATACCCTTGTATTCTTCAGGGTTGAGATTGTTCAAGTTAAGAGCGTTTTTCATTTTGTGTGGTGTTATGTGTGTTAAATAGTTCAACGCAGTTCCAAACCGTTTGCCCTCCAAATTCAGGGTACTTCCTGAACGGGGGGCATTTGGGGCAAGTGTTGTATCTTCCAACACTCCAACAGCTTCCAAAGTGGTCTGTTTGTATCAGCATACGATGCCCGCATTGCGAACACTCGTACAACTTGTAAGTCATTTCCATTTGCGTTGTGTATAAAGGGGGCAAGCGTTACACCTGCCCCCGTGTTTAGTGTTAAGGAATGTAAACCAATTCGGGCGTGTTCGCTTCTACATACGAAAGCAACTCGTTGTAGGCAAGGTTGCTCAATTCCGCGCCTCTACCAAGCATCAGGTACTCCATCTTTTTATCAGCCTGTTGCGGTGCTGCGTGGTGGTTAGTGTACCGCGTTACCGCGTTGAACAGCCCCCAAATTGTTTTTCCCTCAAGCGCAATCTCCGTGTTAAGGTTGTTTGCGAATGTCAGTATTTGGTTCTTTTTCCTGCTACTCGCAGCTGCCGCGTCATCTTCCTTCGCGTCAACCTTGAACAATTTATTGACAAGCCGTTCAACAATCTCATCCCGCATTGGCATATCAGCCATACGTTTGAACGTTTCCATCATCTTGTTGTCAGAGAAAATTGCTTGCGTAATGCTTTCAATAATTTGCTTCAGCCTGTTGGTTGAGGATTGCGTGTGCCTAACCTTGTTCAGGTCTGTCATTGCGCGGCTGAACGTGTTCTCGCATATTACAACCGTGTTAGTTGAACCCAAACCGATTGACGTGCTGCCATCGTGGCTATTCAGCGCGCTCAAGTACCTTCTCACGTTTGACTTCCCGATGAACATATCAGGCAATCCGATTTGGTAGAACACCTTGCTACCGCCTTTCAGAACACCCCCCTTGACAATCTCCAACTCAAGGCTGTCGGTTGCCTCGACAAGCATCTGTACTAACGCAGCATTCTGCTGCACCTCGTACCTATCTCGCACCGTTCCAAGCCACCCTCCATTATCGCTTCTGAAGATGCCGTAACTGCCCGTTTGGTGTCCCTCGATGGATTGCAAGTTTATTTTGTTTGCGCTCCAATTTGTACCTGTGCGCTGCAACAGGTCAAATACTTTTTCATTTGTTGTCATTGTGTTGTTTGTTTTTGTGATTGATTAATTTTCTTTTCTAATTCCGTAAACGATGTAGTGTTGGTCAACGTCTGCGCCATCATACGGCATACGCTCCAACTTCAGCTTGTCGCAAAGTTCATTGAACTCCGCTTCTGTTATCCTTACAATAACTTGATGCACGTACGCAAAGTGCGCTTGCGTGATTTTTGAGTAGTAGGCAACTTGTTCCATTTTGTTGTGTGTTATGTGTTAAGTGTTATCTTCCTGCAACTATATTTCTGAAGCTGTCGTTGTCACACGCCATTAGGTATTCCGAAACCGCGTCATCATTAATTAACTCTGCCGCCACTTTATCTTCAATGCCCTTATTTTCGGCAATTTCAATAAGCAGTTCGGCAGCTTCTGTTCGTGACATTTCTGCGAAGTGTTCTGAAACATCGTCATTCGACAATTCGCCCTCGTCAAACGTGTCCTTCATTCGGTTGAGCAGGTCAAGCCCGCAGCCGTTGATTTCTGCAATGCCCTGCAATGATTCGGCATCAAGGTCGGCATAGACCTGTTCCCGCAGCCCTTCGTTTGCCCTGAAGCAGCTAATCAATGCAGGGGCAACTTCGCTTGCGTTCAGGTCGAATGCGTTGAACAGCTGATTTGGGAACACTTTTACAAGTGTGTCAAACGCCAATGCTTTTTCTTCTGCGCTTGCCCCGTCAATCGCGTTTACAATATCAGTAATTGACAATGTAATTTCTTGTGTTGTTGTGTGTGTGAGTTTCATTGTGTGTTGAGTTATTTGATTTTTAATGATAAGAGAATTTGATTCATTGTGTAAGTTGACTGGACGCAACGATTGAAGTTTGTTTCATCCTGAATTAACTCAATCAGCTTTGCGACTGCAACAGCGCGCTTGTGGTATTCAAAAACCCAAGCGGCATCCGCGCCCTTTATCATTCCGATGAAGTAAACAATGCCGAACTTGTCAACATTAGTCTGCTTGCTGATGTAGCGCAAAAACCCCTCCTTTCTGATTTGAAAGGAAAGGGCGTTGTATTCTGCGGTGATTATTTCGGGCGATTTCATTTTGTCGTGTGTTTAGAGATGAAGAATTTTGCTGCTTCAATTGCTTGCGCTCTTGTTCTATATTCAAAAGCCGATTCCCTTTCGTTCATCCATTCAGCGTCTTCAATGTACCAAGTTCCCGTTGTCCGTGTGGCGGGAACTTTGTAAACAATAAATGAAACGCCCTCAAATGAGAACCCATAAGCGGTGTACGTGTGTTTAACTTTCATTTGTGTTGTGTGTTAAGTGTTATTTCAATGTAACTTGAATTGACCAATCGCTGTAATTGAACTCAAGGTCGTAGTTCCAACTTGCGTAACATTTCGGCTGCGCACAAACGTCTGCCAAGAACGTCAGAATGTTGGTGCGCTCTCCGTTTACAATTACGGTTTCAAAACCTAATGAACCGCTTTTTGCGAGTGTTTCAACTAATTTGATTACCTTTCTCATTGTGTGTGTTGTTTGTGTGTTATGGTATGTTAAGAAGGGGGGGTGGTTGCCCGCCCCCCGTTTTGTTTATTTGATTTCGACTAACCCCTGCCCGTACTTCAACTGAAAGCGCGCAACCTCTTTTGAATCTTTTGAAACCGTTGCCCACAGGGTTTCTGTTGTCGGTCTGTACTCATACTGCTTCGCCAGTTTCATTTCGATGAAGTCAGGCGTGACGTTTAGTTCTGTTGCCACGGTGTCGAAGCAATAAGAACTTTCGAAGAAATTGATAGTTGTTTTCATTGTGTGTTGTGTGTTAAGTGTTGCAATCGCAAGTGGTGTCGAACCCAAGAACCTGTAAAATCCATTCTGCTTGCGATTGTA